CTCTTATAAGCTGAGATAGATTTGCAGCACTGGCTATTATATGTGCTGCTCTACTTTCTATAACTGTGTGTTTGCTCTTAGCCGGTACACATTTATCAAGCTCATCTAAAAAACTTTTAATTTTACTCACGTCAGAATTCCTATGCCTCTCTAAATATTTAGTATCAAACTACAATCTAATAAATAATACTTAAATTAGCAATAAAAGGAATAATTATGTCTGAGTCGTTTTTAGCTGAACATTTTAGAAACTTACTTGATAAATTAAACATATTAACAGAAACTGATACTAATGAAAATAATGATGAAACTCCAGAAGTTCACGATGTAGATGGTCTATTGAAAACAGATATCCCGTCAGGCATTAACAAGGAATCTGTTAAAGAAGTTAATGACCTAGTTGACTATCTAGATCAGTTCCCAGAATTAAAAAAATGGAGAAATGAAAATGCGTTATACGATGATGCTTGTTATGAAAATATTCCATTAGATAGCTTAGAAAATATATCTGGATTAACTTTAGAAGATTTGAAAAGAATAGAAGACGGTACCCTACCGTATGAAGGAGCAATAGTTATACATAACGGAGTTTTCAGTCTTTTTGGCGGGGACTAACGTCTAATCAAAGACGTCAATGTGGTTAAGTCTTTAATGGTTTTTGTTGCTTGAACACTCGATGGAGCGGAATCAGTTTCTGCTCCTTCCTTTTTAGCTGCACTTGCATTCTTTCTACGTAAATCAGCAAATACATCACTAGCATTACCTGTTTCCATAAGAGTAGCACCACCGTCCTCAAGATCAAATATCTTCAATGTATTTGGATCAAATCCCAAATATACCTTGCTACCGACGCCGCTACTACTACGTGTTTTAAGAAACTGCACTTGATACTGACCGCGTTCTTTCATAGCTGCACTGGCAAAAATACTGATCACGTTGTCAGCAGTCTGTATCTTACTGATACCACCTGCAATCATGCTATGATCATGCTCTTGCTCTTGCGTTGCACTGCGATTTAACTGACTTGCTGTAACACAAAGCATATTTGTTTCTACTGCCAAACCTCTAAGTTCTTCTGTAACGAATTTATCCTTAATAAACAAGTCACTAGGATTTACTTTTTTGTTATTAGGGTAAAGCAAGTCTAGGTAATCTACCACAATAACATCTGGTCTTTTTTGACGTTCGATCTCATAATTCTTCAAGTATACTTTAATGTCATTAGTTGTACTACCCTGTGGTATCTGTCTGATATACAAATCACCACTTTTGAATCCTGCTTGCTTGACTTTGATTTCAACTGTGTCAAGGTTACGGAATATGTCTCTGGTACCAACTTCAGTAAGCATACTATCAATACGCATACCAGTTAAACCTTCACTAAGTTCTAGTGATATGTAAACAACATTAAGTCCCTGTTTACTCAGATTAAGTGCCATGTTCTGCAAGAACAAGCTCTTACCCACACCAGATCCCGCACACCAGATGGTAATCTCACCTCTGTTAACACCGCCATACAATTTCTCATCAACAGTCTTCCACCCTGTGCTAATCTGACCGTTTTTATCTTTAATTTTAAGTAGTCTTTCCCGAGGATCTGCATAATAATTTGTACCAAGATCATTTTGTAAACTAATCAGTATTGCTTCTCTAACACGTTTTTCTACTTCGCCGTAATTACCCTTTTCAATAAGTGCAACTGCACTTGTTACCGCATCTGCAAGTGCTCTATTCTTACAAAACTCTTCGATTTCTTTCAAGAAACTATCTTGATGTTGGACAAGAATATTATCAATCTTTGTAAATTCCCCACCTGTTTCTGCATTTACTTGTTCAAACTTTGGTAATACTTTGAACTCATTAGCATATTTGAGTATAAACCTCATAGAAGGTCTATACTTGTTTACAAAATACTTAGAGTCTAAGATGTTTTGACATCTTGCAAACACTTCCTCACTACTTAACAGCACATCTATTAGTAGTTTCTGTTTGTCCTCACCGTATTCTTTAATTTCATCTTCTTGTTCTTTAGCCATCGTTATCCCTTGAACATCTGTCTTTTAACATTTATTTGTAGGGGACTTGCAGTCTTATTTGCAAGTATGCTACGAAGTGTATAAATCTTACCATATCTTGCACTAGCTTGTGCAGAGTCTTTGATTGAGTCCTCCCATTCTGGAAAACTTACAGCCCAGTTATTATCTAATGCTGCATCAATTAATCCCTGATTCTTACGCTGTCGATCTGGTACTACAACTATTTCTTTATCACATTGCAATAACCAAGCTAACTGGTCTTTGGATAACTCACTACCCAACACAGCAACTCCGTCAACAGCTATAGCATCAAACGGTCCTTCAACTAATAATACATATTTACGATTGGGGTTGTCTAATGCCTCATTGTTAAACAAATACCCCGGTTGTAATTCGCTATTATAATATCTAGGCGTACCGTGCGGAGGAGTACCAGCATATCTGGCAGTCCATCCAACAATTTGATTGTCATAATAAAACGGTATAATTACTCTGTGATTCATATCATGCTTGGTACTAGAAGTCCAATGATAATCATAATTATTTGCTACAGCTGATCCTCTTGATAACAAATAAGAAACAACTTCAAAATAATCATTGGGAATGTCTTCCCATTCGGTTATGCTTTCAATTGTGGCTGCACCCGGTGGTAGGTTAACTTCTTTGAATTTCCTGTTGAAAATTAGTAGTTCATTAACGCCCTGTCTTTCTACACCATCGATTTTATTTTTTAATAGTTCTAATTTGGCTTGCTGGATGTCCTCGTGCGGTACCCCTAGCCAATTCAATAACAATTCAAAGTTCTTACTGAGTTCGATGTTGTCAAATCTCGTTTTGAATCCGCAATTATAACAATTATATCCTATGACGCCATCTGCAGATACCATAAGATTGCCTCTGTGACGTTTATCTACACTGTGTCCGCGGTGATGACAGCATACAGCATTGAATAAAATCCATCCTCGGGGACTTTGACGTCGCTTTGCAGGGATATTGTTTAATACTAATTCATGTACTTGAGCCATGCTTTAAATATAAAGCAAAATCAGGTTTTATACAAGATCTTATCAAATTTACCCTTGTTCATTGAACTTGGTTGATAACTAACTCTTAACCAATATAAGTTCATGGTAAAATTAATTAATTTAGGTCCTTGGTTATTTTGATCAGTTAGTTCAATATAATCATGATTAACATCTAATGGTATATAGAACCATTCACTGGGTAGAGGAGCATTATTACTTAAACTACCCTCAATCCAAATCTTACCTTGCCAACTTGTAGTATAAGCTACTATAGTATGAGTACCACTAGCTCGTTGTGCTTGTGCATCACCTGGTAAAGCACCAGTCACCCACTTAGTATCATATGTGTATCCAACAGGAGTTGGAGTAAAATCACTACCTAAAATTTCAACAGCAGGAACCATGCTACTTGATATTCCTTCAATTAATTCAAACGAGCACCAAGTTTCTTTATTAATATCAGTGAATAACAATCCTAATTGTCCATTTTGATCGATAGTTCTAATATTGAATCTATAATAACCAGTTTCCCAATCCTGTATATCTTCTGGATCTAATACTAATTTTGCTTTACCAGTTCTTTCATCGACCATTGTTACGTTCTTTTCCAACAATATTTCGGTTGGATTTTTTGCACCGCTGGGATTATCAACTTCTCTTATTTGTGCAATCATGGTATATCCAACCATGCTAATAGGCTTTCTATCATTGTTTCTTATAACAAAATCAATGGTGTTAGTAACGCCTTTGTAGATTTTAGTATCATATATGATCATGGGCATGTTTATGTTGGGGACGTTCTTATCATCCTGTAGAAGATGTATATATTCGCGATATTTGTAAAGATATACTGTGGACATTAAGAATCATCACTGGGTTAATGATATATTTATGGTTAAGTGAGTTTTTGATTTATAAATAGAGCTGGTTAACCGGGCACACGTCGATCATGAACAATACACACAAAATTTTACAAGAACGTTTTCCATTTTTAACAATAGTCAAATACTTAAAGTCACAATACATAGGCATAGTTCAAAATGCTGATCATTTGTTTATCAGCATGTATGTGCTAGATGAGAGTTTTACCACTGAGATGAAACGAGAATTTCTAGAATGTGGCGAGGTATACTGGTGGGAAAGCAACAGGTCAATCCCAATTAATTTGTTTTTACAGGATGATTTCAAAAAATTCAAACCTTACCTCAGAGTCTTTAGCAAAAAAGAAGCCGAGGTATTGCAGGGTCCTGTGATCAATTTAAGAGAATTGATGAACAAGAGAATCAAACGTCGTACAATTACTCTTGTTCGATCAGTAGACTAAAGTCCAGTCTCGTCCTCATCGCCTTCAAGTATGGTTTGAGTAACTTTGACTCGAATAGTTCCATCTTTGTTGATCTTAACCTTCTGCGGCTTGCGCTTTTCTTCTGCACGAGCTTCTGCTTGTTTGGCCTCGTCCCACTTTTGGAACAGTTCAACTTGTGCCCATGCAAACATAGCAGCATCACTTTTGTCCTCGACTATAGCATAGGCAGTGATCTTTTCTGATTTGGTATCACGCTCTGCCCAGATATTAATTGACCCAGCGATTTGTTCAAGTGTTCCAAAAACTGTACCAAGTCTATTTGGATCAACATTTGGGCTACGAAACATGTAGCCACTTTTGAGCTTGGAATTTAACCTCTTAATAGGATCAAATTCTAAATTTGCAGCAACCTGCTCGTTTACTGACTTATCTCTAGTACCTAACCAAACATTAGTGCCAAGAATATTTGTTTCTCGAGTCCAATAAAGTTTACGTTTAGCCATATTAACGCCTCCTAATACTGTTATTATAGCAGTAATTACTGTTCAGTCAATGGATTTTGTTCTATGAGCAAATTAGCATGTACATATACCAATACCGCATAGGATATACCGTGTGCATGTTTAAAAACATAGCCGTTTTCGTCGTGTTTCCAAATTTCGTCAGAAATACTATCAAATCCCTGTTGAATACATTTAGACTGTAAATGCCGTTTACCCGGACGAATTAATGCTAATATCATAGCCAAGTCTTTGATAGATTTTGGTTTAAGTTTGGCTACTAGTTCTCCGTAATTGTTGATATGGAATAATTTACCAACAAAGTCGGGCTTTTCAAACACAGTCCAATCAATTGTTCGACTCATTAAATCTAATAAATGTGATTCATCTCTAACCATGGTATAAACACCGACATTGAGTACATCTATCTTAAAGCAACCCATATCTTCTGCACGATCGTATCCAATACTGCATAGCTCTGTTACAGGGTCTATTGGTACTGCATGAAAATATACTCCGGTGTTATGTTTGGTTATCTTACCATCACGGATAATACTAGCAGGAACATGAGTAAGACTTGATAGAGCTAACTCTCTGTTTGCTACGTCTATATCAACGTCCCCTCTATCCATTAAACCCAAACCTCGAGTTAATCTGATTTATTGCGTTATTAATTTTACTATCACTTCTTCTAGATTCTTG